GTATATGAGAATAAGAACAACCATGAACTTCTTGCAATACCAGTTGCTATCAATGAAAATTATATTAATTGGATTGATCAAGCATTTGAATGGATGAGAGTTGTTCGCAAGGCTTGGGAAGATCAACAACTTCCAATGAAGAACTATAGAGCAAACTCAAAGATTTGCAAAAACTGTCCGCTTAAATCAGATTGTGACAAAACAGAGGCGGGAGTTATTAAGATTGCATCTCTGGAGGAATTGAGTGAAACGATGTAGCAGGTTTGAATGTGAAAATCATTTTAAACCAAAAGTAAGTTATCAAATTTATTGTAGCGAAGAGTGTAGAGACCTTTCTACAAAAGAAAAGATTGCTGAAAGATATCAAGTAACTAAAAGACAAAAACGTTTAGGCAAGACAAGAAGATGTCTTGGTGGATGTGGAGTACAACTATCCATATACAATGACTCTGGATTTTGTTCTAATTGTAATATTAGTGAAAAAGCAGTGGCAAAAATGTTAAAAGAGGTAAAGGGGTTTTTTGATTATGAACAAAACTAAACCAAGCAGAATTTGTGCAATTGATGCAAGCACAAACAGCCTTGCCTTTGCTATTTACATTAATGACAAACTTGATAGTGTTGGTAAGATTAATTTTGAAGGCAAAGATATTTATTCCAAAGTGGGAGATGCTGCAGTTAAAACTAGGGCATTCTTTAGTGAGTTCATTGAGGTAGATGCTATTGTTATTGAACATACCGTTTTTATGAACAGCCCTAAGACTGCAGCAGATCTTGCTCTTGTGCAGGGTGCACTGCTAGGTGCAGCGGCTATGTGCGGTATCAAAACGGTAGGCAAGGTATCTCCAATAACATGGCAAAACTATCTAGGTAATAAGAAACTATCTAAAGAAGAACAACTACAGGTAAGAGTAATAAATCCTGGAAAGTCTTTGTCTTGGTATAAGGCGTATGAACGTGACTTTAGAAAGAAAAGAACAACTAAATTACTTGACATTATTTATGATAAGAATATAGAAGATTATGATGTTGCTGATGCTGCTGGTATTGGGCATTGGGCTATTCATAACTGGGATAAGGCTTTAGGGGTTGACAAATAACACTATGGCTGGTAAACTATATACATCAGAAGTCTACATGCGTAAGCGCTACGTATTAGATAAAAAGACTCCAGAGGAAATTGCAAAGGAGTGTGGCTGTACAGTGGAAACAGTGTATGTCTACCTTGCAAAATTTGGATTAAGGAAGAGTAAGCGATGAGCGATAATTTACATATTACGGTTGATCAAGTCAATCATCCGTCTCACTATGTCTCAGATCCTTCTGGCGTAGAGTGCATACAAATTACTCGTCATCGTAATTTTAATATTGGTAATGCCTTTAAGTATTTGTGGAGAGCAGGACTTAAAGATGAGTCAAAGACTATTCAAGACTTAGAAAAAGCAATCTTTTATATCAAGGATGAAATCAATAGACTAGAGGGTAAGTATAATGTCAACTGAAGAAGACCTAGTTAAGCACCTTGATCAGGTAAATACAGTAGTTTCTGAATACCTTAAGGGTAATGACCCAACAGTTATCTCAAAAGAATTAGATATTCCACGCACTCGTGTTGTTACACTTATCAATGAGTGGAAGGCTATGGCCTCAGACAACTCAGCAATTCGTGCCCGTGCTAAAGAAGCACTTGTTGGAGCAGACACACACTATACAAAACTTATATCAAAGTCGTATGAAGTTATTGATGAAGCCTCTATGACTAATAATCTTAGCGCAAAGACTGCAGCAATTAAACTAGTTATGGATATTGAGTCTAAGCGTATTGATATGCTTCAAAAGGCTGGACTTCTTGAGAATAAAGAACTTGCAGAAGAAATGGTTGCAATTGAAAAAAGACAAGAAGTTCTTGTTGCAATTTTAAGAGATATTGCTTCATCTCATCCAGAAGTACGTGACATCATTATGCAAAGACTTTCCTCTATTGCAAAAGAGGGAGAGGTAATAACAGTTGTCCACGATGTTCAATGATTTCCTAGAAGTACTTAAGGAAAACAACTTTGACGAGATTCCAGTAGATGCAAAGACATTTGTTGAGTCTCCAGATTTTCTTGGGCAACCATCATTATCTGATATTCAATACGACATTGTTGAGGCTATGAGTCAGATTTATAAAAAAGAAGACTTAGAAGAGTTAATGGGATCAGTAGAAGGTAGCAAATATTATGCAAAATATACAAAAAACGAAATCATTTTACAGTTGGGCAAAGGTAGTGGCAAAGATTTTGTTTCCACTGTTGCTTGTGCTTATGTTGTTTATAAGTTACTTTGCCTTAAAGACCCTGCCAGATATTTTGGAAAACCAAGCGGAGACGCTATAGATATTATTAACGTTGCAGTAAACGCTCAACAGGCTAAGAACGTTTTCTTTAAAGGTTTTAAAACAAAGATTGAAAAATCACCATGGTTTGCAGGCAAGTATAATCCAAAAGCAGACAGCGTTGAGTTTGATAAATCAATTACTGTTTATTCTGGACACTCAGAGCGTGAGTCACATGAAGGTTTGAACTTGCTCATGGCAGTCCTTGATGAAATTTCTGGGTTTGCATCTGAAGTAGGTACTGGAAATGATCAAGGAAAGACTGCTGAAAATATCTACAAAGCCTTTAGCGGTACAGTAGATTCTCGTTTCCCAGACCTAGGCAAGGTTGTTTTACTTTCTTTTCCAAGATATCAGGGTGACTTTATTTCAAAGCGGTATGACGATGTAATCATGGATAAAGATGTAATAGAACGTAGACACACCTATATAATTAATCCCGATTTACCACATGATGATTCAAGTAATCAACTTGAAATTGTATGGGAAGAAGACCATATTGTTTCATATAAAATACCAAAGGTATATGCATTAAAAAGACCTACATGGGAAGTAAACCCTACTAGAAGTATTGAAGATTTTAAAATGTCTTTCTTTAAAGATATGGGAGATGCAATGATGCGCTTCCTTTGTACCCCAACATATTCATCTGATGCTTTCTTTAAGCAAAAAGATAAACTAGAAAGATGTATGACCTTAAGAAATCCTGTGGATAGTCATAGAAGATTTGATCCAGGCTTTAAGCCAGATCCAGAAAAAACTTATTATGTTCATGCTGACCTTGCACAAAAACATGATAAGTGTGCAGTAGCAATTGCACATGTTGATAAGTGGGTTAGTATTCAGGTTATTAAAGATTACCAGCAGGTAGCACCAGTTGTTATTGTTGATGCCGTTGCTTGGTGGGAGCCAAAGGTAGAAGGCCCTGTTAATTTATCTGAGGTTAAACTGTGGATTCAAAATCTACGCAGAGAAGGCTTTAATATTGGAATGGTATCGTTTGACCGCTGGCAGTCTTTTGACATTCAAAATGAACTAAAGGCTGTTGGAATAAGAACTGATACTGTTTCTGTTGCTAAAAAACACTATGAAGATTTAGCAATGATGATATACGAAGAAAGAGTTGCTATGCCAATGATTCCTTTGTTGCTTGAAGAGATGAGCGAACTCAAGATTATGAAAAATAATAGAGTAGACCATCCACGCAAGAAATCTAAGGACTTGGCAGATGCCGTTTGTGGGGCGGTATTTGGAGCAATATCCCACACCAGTAAGGATTCCAACCTAGAAATTGAGATCCATACATGGTCAACCGCATCCCGACTTGCACAAAAGCAAAGGGATATGGTAGAATTAGAAACTAGGGAAATTCCTGAAGATATCAAGGATTTCCTAGATGAATACAAATTAATTTAATCAAACAAGGAGAAAAATGAATTCATTTAAGAAGATCGCTCTTGCCGTGGTTGCAGCCATGACATTGGGCACAATCGCTGCAGCACCTGCAAACGCTACAGTAATGACAGTAGCGGTAACACTAGATTCAGTAGCAAACACTACTAACGGTGTAATCGCAACGCCTGCTACATTACCAGTTCCAGCAGACAACACAATCGATGCAGCAGATGCGCTACGATTTGTAGCAACAGTAGCAGCAGGAACATCAGTTTCTGCAGTAGCAACTAATGCAACAATCGTATCTGCACTACACACATCAGCGGCACCAGTCGGGGCATCGTCAGGATCATCATCTTTGACAATTGCAACAGGCACTGGAACAACTGCAACATTCTTTGTCTACACAAAGACAACAGCAATTGGTACTGTTGTAATCAACAACGGCGGAACAACTCTTACATACTATGTACAGGGAACCGCTGGTAAGATCAACAACCTAACAGTTTCAGCACCTTCAGCAGGTGCAGCAGGAACTAAGCAGGACATCGTTGTAACTGCAACAGATGCATTTGGTAACAAGGTATCTGGTAAATCAATTACAGCAACAGTCTTTGCTGCAACAGCAGTACTAGACACAGCAACAGTAACAACTGGTGCTACACTAACAGACTTTGGAACAGCAACCTTTAAGGCTACTCTTCCAACAACAGGAACACGCTCACTAATTACATTTGCTCCAACAACATCAACAGATGCAGTTGCAGCAGCAGTAGTTGGTTTGACTGCTCCAACACTTGCACCATTCGCAGAGATTGCAGTTCGTGATCTAGTATCAGAACTTGCTGCTGAGAAGGCTGCAAAGGATGCAGCAATTGCCGCAAAGACAGTTGCAGACAAGGCACTTGCTGATGCACTAGCAAAGGCAACAGCAGACGCAGCAGCCGCTAAGGTTGCAGCAGATGCAGCACTAGTAGCAGCAGTTAAGGTAGAAACAGATAAGGCTGCTGCTGCTAAGGTAGCATCAGATGCTGCTTTACTTGCTAAGGATGCACAGATTGCTAAGTTGACTGCAGATAATGCAGCAGCAATTAAGTCTATGAAGGCTGCATTCAACAAGTTGGCTCTTCAGTGGAACAA